AGCCCCGCCCTGCCCGTCTCGGCCTACGTGCTCAGCAGCTCCAATTTCCAATTGTATGCTGACACCGATGGCTTCTTCGAAGTCTCCGACATGCAACCCGTCCCGGGCACAGCGACCGAGGCCGCTATGGTCTTCTGCCGCATGCAGCTCGTCACCGGTCACCTTGCCTCGCACGGTGTCCTTCTCAACGCGGAGGCCTGAGCCATGGCTACCTCGAACCTCATTCAGTTCCTCGGTGACGGCATCACCACCCCGACCGGTGCCGAAAGCGACACCAGCAACCGCCGCCAGGTGGAAACCTTCATCGCAGGCGATGCCATCGCCGTCGGTGATGTGGTCATGTTCGACACGGCAAAGACCGGAGCAGACCGGCTTCTGTACGTGAAGAAGGCCACCGTGGTCTCCAACGGCAACGGGCTGTCCTGTGGCGTGGCTCTCAATGCCGCAACAGCAGGCGAGCAGGTGCGCGCTGTCATCGGCGGATACGCCAACGTGAACACCCACAACACCGTTGCAGCTGCCAACCTGCTCACCGCAGGAGGCACCAGCGCCGGAAACGTGGATGGCCGTGTCGCTGGCGATATCTCGCCCGCCTTCGGCATCACGCTGGAGGGTCGTACCGGTGCCGGCCTTGTGGCCGCCTGGATTTACAAGAGCTTCTGAGTCCCCCCCGGGTGGCAGCGCTCTCATGTCCTCTTGAG